TTCCTTCGTAGCCACCCGCGAAATTAGTTGGTTTTCTGGTGCTACTCTAGAAGCCTAGAAAGGCGCAAGAATGAAAATCGAAACCCTACAAATCAAAGACCTACGGCCCGACCCGAATAACGCTAGGCAACACGACGAAAAGAACCTAAAGGCGATTCAAGGCAGCTTGAAAGAGTTCGGGCAGCGCAAGCCAATAGTCATAAACGATTCGTTCGTAATTGTTGCGGGGAACGGAACCGTCGAAGCCGCGAAGCGTTTGGGCTGGACAAAGATTGAATGCGTTCAAGTCCCGGGCGATTGGACGGCCGCGCAGACTAAGGCATTCGCACTAGCCGACAACCGAACCGCCGAACTAGCGGCGTGGACTCCCGAAGTCCTAGCGGCGCAGCTTGTCGAACTAGAAGCGTCCGGGTTCAAGATCGAAGAATTCGGGTTCGAGAAAATCGAAGAAGCGTCAAACCTAAAAGCGGACGACGCCGAACCAATTCAAACGGAGAAGCTAGAACGACGGGTGAATCTCGGGGACGTTTGGCAACTAGGCAAACACCGCTTGGTATGCGGCGACTCTAACGACCAATCCGTAATTGACAAGTTGTTAGAAGGAAAAAAATTAGACGCCATAATCCAAGACCCTCCATACGGAGTTCTTGCGGTTGAATGGGACAGACCACTAAGCCAAACAGACTTAGATATCGCACTAGCCAATTCAAACGGCCCGGTCTTTATGTTCAACGCAACAAAGCCAAACCTAATCGGCGGAGTTCTCTCCTTGACCCCGCAAGCCGATCGAGTTATGGTCTGGAGAATGACGGCGGGAATCACGGGTAAAGGCGGACTCTTCTGGACGTGGCAACCCGTCTTTGTCTGGAACGCAACTAGGAAGCTAATCGGTTGGGACTCTATCGAGTTTGAAAGCGCAGCTCCAGATAGAACTGGACAACACCTAACCCAAAAGCCCATTGGCCTAATAAGAAAATACATAAGTTCTATTCCCGACTTGGAAACAGTAGGGGACTTCTTCTTAGGTTCCGGAACTACGTTGTTAGCGGCAGAGCTGGAAGGCAAGTCTTGTTTCGGTGTGGAATACTCTCCTGAGTATTGCGACGTTGTTTTAGACCGCTGGGAAAAGATGACCGAACGAACCGCGAAGCTAGTTTCCAAGACCCTTTAGGGGATTGGGAGAAAGTCAAAAAATTTTTAAGTTTGCGAAAGAAGCCTAATGCCAGCCGGACGACCAACTAAACCCGCAGAGATAAAGCGACTAACTGGCAACCCCGGCAAGCGCGCCCTGCCCGAGCAATCGGCAATAATGCTGATACCGCAAGCAAGCCAAACTCCAGAACCCGCTAGACCACTCCTAAAATACGGGCTGGAACTTTGGAACCGGGTTTGGGAATCTGGCATAAATTGGATAAGCCCAAACACCGATCTAGAAATTCTTCTTATGACGTGCGAGCTGATAGACGAACGCTGGAATCTCCGAGTGCGTGTAATGACGGACAACAACCCAAAAGACCGCCGGGGACTTCGAGAGCTAGACAAACAAATCGTTTCGAATCTAGGACTTCTTGGATTCACTCCGTCCGACCGCTCCCGGCTAGGCGTGGCAGAAGTAAAGAAAATGAGCAAGCTAGAAGAGCTAATGGCGAAGAAAGCTAACCGTGAATAGTTGGCCCCCGCTTTGGCTAACTCCAGTTCCCGAAAAAGCTATTGAACAAGGCGACGGAGAAATAGTAATTGAGTTCTCAGAAACCTTTGGCACGATTGGTAAGGACGGAATCGCTGGAAAAGTTGGACAAGCTCTAAAGCTTCGGGACTGGCAGAAAGAACTTATTCGGCACGTTTACGCTCGGGACAAAGACGGCGGGCTTCTTGCGCGAACCGCTCTAATCGGAATGCCCCGCAAGAACGGAAAGTCTGCGCTTTCTTCGATTAGCTTTGCTCTCTATTCCCTACTAGCTGAAGGCGTCGAAGGTGGAGAAGTTTATTCAATCGCCGCGGAAAAAGAACAAGCAAGAATTGTATTCAGCGAAACGAAAAGAATTGTTGAATCTACCGAGCTATCGGAAATGGTAAAGGTTTATCGGGACGCACTATTTGTTCCAGAAACTAACTCCGTCTACCGAGTTCTTTCCGCCGAAGCTTATTCAAAAGAGGGCTACAATCCTCACCGGATTATCGCAGATGAAGTTCACGCTATGAAAGACCGCTCACTATTTGACGTTATGAGTTTGGCTATGGGAAACCGTGGAAGTCTTGCGCAGATAATCGGAATCACAACCGCGGGAGTAAAAAAGGATATGACTGGCGGGGATTCTATCGCCTACAACTTATTCCAGTATGGGCAGAAGGTTTCACGCGGAGAAGTAAAAGACCCGTCTTTCTTTATGGCGTGGTGGGCCGCACCGGACGAAGCCGATCACCGCGACCCGAAAGTATGGGAACAAGCGAACCCGGGCTTCGACGATCTAGTAGATTCTGCGGACTTTGATAGCGCAATAAGAAGAACACCCGAAGCGGAGTTTCGAACTAAACGTTTGAACCAATGGGTAAGCTCTCAGACCGCTTGGCTCCCGGCTGGAAGTTGGGACGAACTAAAGAGCGAAAGAATCCCTAGCCCAGACGACGAAATAATCTTGGGCTTTGACGGCTCATTCTCCGGGGACTGTACCGTTCTTGTTGCGTGTACCATTCCAAAGACCGAAGAAGAAAAGCCGTTTATTTGGCTAGTCAAGGAATGGGAAAAAGACCTAACAATTCACGACGACCAATGGAGAGTAGATATCCAAGAAGTCGAGGAAACGATTATAAACTTTATCCGCGACTATCCAAGAACTAGAGAAGTGGCTTGCGACCCGTTCCGCTGGCAGCGTTCTATGGAAGTCCTAGCAGATCGAGGAATCCCTATCGTCGAGTGGCCTTCTACTTCCCCGAAGCGAATGGTTCAAGCCTGCGCTAAGTTCTATGACGCCGTAACCGGGAACACTTTAGAACACGACGGAAGCCCAGTTCTAGCCCGACACCTAGATAATGCCGTTACCAAAATAGACAACTTGGGAATCCGAATTGTAAAAGAAAACAGGAATAGCCCGCGCAAGATTGACGCAGCGGTAGCCGCCGTTATTGCCTTTGATAGAGCCGTAAGTAGTAGAATGGAAGAAATGGTTCCCGACTTCTTTTTCTAAGGGTGAATAATGGCAACAGTAATTCAAATAATCGGAGCCGCGCTAGTCGTTGCGGGTATTGCTTTTCTCTCTATTCCCGTTTCTCTTATTGTCGCTGGAACAGCGGCGGTCTTATTTGGAATTGCTATGGAGCGTAACTAATGTTGAATAACCTTTTCGAGAAAAGGGCAATAAGCTTTCAAACCCTATGGGGAGCTGGCGAAGACCTAACAGACCTGAATCAGTCCGGGACGGTTATCAATTCAGAAACCGCATTCAAGATTACGGCGATTTGGTCGGCGGTATCGCTAATCTCAGACACAATCTCGACCCTACCCCTAGACGCTTACATTCGACGCGACGGAGCTAGAGGGCCATTCCGACCGAGGCCAGCTTGGGTTTCCAAACCCGACCTAGATCAACAGCCTTCGGCATTCTGGCAATCAGTTATTGTTTCCCTTCTAATTGACGGCAACGCTTTTATTCGCGTCTTCCGTTCTGGCGGTCAAGTCGTGAACTTAGTTCCGCTAAACCCGCACAAGGTTCAAATTCGACGCAACGGTATCGGACGCGTAATGTTCGAAGTTCAAGGAGAGAAAACCCTTCTTAGCTCCGAAGACGTTATCTTTATTTCTGATCTAGTTCGCCCGGGTGAGATTCGCGGAATGGCAAGAGTCGAAGCTCTCAAAGACAACTTCGGTTTGTCTATGGCGTTGGAATCTTACGCAGCTAGATTCTTTAGCAACAGCGCAACCCCGCAAGGGATTATTACTTTTCCCGGGAATCTTAATAGCGAGCAGGCCGAAAATCTTCGACGCGGCTTCGACTCTGCCCACCGTGGACTAAAGCGTTCACACAAGACCGGAGTTCTATCCGGTGGCGCAGAATGGAAACCAACCGCAGTAGACCCTGAGAATTCTCAGCTAGAAACTTCCCGCCGATTATCAGTCGAAGACGTAGCCCGAGCATTCAACATTCCAAACCATATGCTAGGCGTTCAAGGTTCGACCGCTTACGCTTCGGTGGAACAAGACTCTATCTTCTTTGTTCAACACACACTTCGCCCAATCGTAACCAAGCTAGAGGTAGCATTCAGCCCGCTTCTAAACGAAGTCCCGGGCGGAGAAAACGCATTCTTGAAATTCAGTTTGGACGGATTACTTCGTGGAGATTCTCAGGCCCGAGCTAATTCTTACTCAATCGGACTTCAGGCGGGTTATTACACCGTGAACGATATCCGCAGATTCGAAGACCTAACTCCAATGGCCGACACCGTGGCAGATCAAGTTCGCGTTCCACTAGCTAACGTTTCGATTGACGATTCACGAATTGCTACCGAAGACAAGAAGGTAGCTATGGCGCAGAAGCTAGTTCTCGCTGGATACGAACCGAAAGCGGTTCTAGCAGCTCTTGGACTTCCAGCCATTCCGCACACCGGAGTTCCAAGCACACAACTTCAGCCAGTCGCGCAGCTCGACCCGGCTAATCCTGAAGGCGTTTACGAGGTTCAGTAATGGCGATAAGTTCGGGAGTTATCACCGTTGGAACAGTTCCGTCAATTATCGACGGAACTTTCAATTCTAACTTTCGTCTAATTGTTCACAACAACGACAACACGGACGCAGTTTACTTAGGTGGCCAAGACGTGTCGGTGGCTACTGGTTTGAAATTGGATAAAGGGATAATTCTTCAGCTTGAAATGAATCCACTAGAAAGCGTTTACGCAATCTCCGGAAAAGCCGGACACACAATTAGTTATCTGAAGCAGGTATAAGTTGCCCTATTACATAACCGACAAATCCGCAGACTGCCCAGCTTGGGCCGTAGTAAAAGAAGACGGCGAACTTCTAGCCTGCCACGACTCGAAAGAATCAGCAATTGAACAAGCTATCGCCGTATCCATAGCGGAAGAAACCGAATTCGTTGGAGAACGCGCAGCCGTCGGAGAGCTAAAGATTGGCGATTGGGTAACTTGGAACATTAGAAACCCGAAGTTACTTGCGCAGATCGTACTCATAGAAGGCGAACTAGCCGGGCTAGAAGTTTACGAATTAGAAGACGAAGTTTACCATTCCACTAGCCGTCTAATGATTATCAACGTTTTCAAGCTTCAAAGAATCCAAATGCCGGAAAGAATCTCCGCCGAAGTAGAAGACGCAGAAGAAGAAGAATTAGAAGACGAAGGCGAAGCAAATCTGCCCGACAACTACCGCCCGGCACTAGCTCCAGACGTTCCAGAAGGTCGAGCTTGCGGAAATTGCTTCTTCTTCAACGAAGCAAGACTAAATGACGACGGCGATAAAGCTTGGTGCGAGCGTTGGGACGCATTCGTAGACGGCGGAAACTACTGTAATGCTTGGCAACCAGCGGAAGAAAACTCCGAAGCCCGAGCCGTAGACCTAACCCCGCCAGCATATATGAGAGCAGCCGCCCGCCGTGGACTTGAATACTACGCAGAAGGTTTAGCCGGGGACGGTCTTGTAGATCGAACCGTTAGAGAAGCCCGAGCTATGGCAGAAGGAAACGTTACTGCCGACAAATGGGTAAGAATTGGCGCTTGGATATCTAGACACTTAGGCGACCTAGATTCTCCAGACGCAAACCCGTCTTCGGAAAATTATCCAAGCCCGGGAGTTGTTGCGCACCTTCTTTGGGGAAGTGGCCCTAGCAAAGCTTCAGCGCGTCGAGCTTTGAACTATGCGCAAGGAGTCGTCAGTAGACTAGAAGAAGAAAATCGCGCAAGCATAAGTCAGGAAAGCGAACAAATGGCAAAGATTGAAAAGCGGACAAACGAAGTTCAGTTTGAACTAAGAGCGGTCGAAGGTGGCGACGGTATGACTTTTACCGGATACGCCGCGGTCTTCAACTCCCCTAGCGAACCCCTACCGTTTATCGAAAGAATCGCTCCGGGCGCATTCAAGCGATCACTTCGCGCCCGCAACGATATAAAGCTTCTATGGAATCACGACACCGGGGCTGTTCTAGGTTCTACCCGGGCGGGAACTCTAAAGCTAGAAGAAGATAACTACGGCCTACGCGTTACCGCAGTTCTTCCAGACACGAATCTAGGACGCGACGTTAGAACCCTAGTCCAGCGCGGGGACGTAAACGCTATGAGTTTCGGCTTTTCCGTGCCAGCGGGCGGAGATTCTTGGAACGCAGAAGGCACAGAAAGAACGCTAAAGTCTGTCAGAATTTTTGAAGTAAGTGTGGTTGCCTACCCGGCATATATTTCGACTGCCGGAACGGCTACCGTTCGTTCATTCGACGGAGTAGCGAAGCGCGCAGAGGTAGACGCAGACCAACTGGCGGACGCTATGCTTGCTATCGAAGACGGCAAGGACTTATCTCTAGAACAGTCCGAACTTCTAACAAAGGTAATCCAGCGACTAACTCCACAAGAAGAAGCCGAAGCTGAAGCTAATTCAGAAGAGCTTACGGCGCTAGAACTAAAGAAGAAGAAATTCGAACTCCTAATGAAGAGGTTGTAAAATGGCAAACCTAGATCAAATCAAAGAAGCAATTCTAAAGGCTTCAGGTTATCCAGATACGGGAATTGTTCGTGATAACTTGGACACTTGGGCGCAGGCCGTTTGGGAACTTGATAACGAAGTCAAGCCAAAAGAAATTCGCGTCATAGAAGCTAAAGAAACCCGCTAAGGGTTCGTCGGGTTTATCCCCTTTCTCCCGACCGCAACGCCCGCCGTATTCCTTTCCGGCGGGCGTTGTCTTTTACCCGGATTAGTAGAATAGAAGTTATGGGTTGAGTCAGCTCCCCGAACTACCGTCTGAGTTAGCACGGCGGAAATCCAAATAAAAAAATCAAACAAGGAGTAACAACTATGTCAGACTTTCTGAAGTCGCAGGTTGAAGCCCGCAACAACCTAATCGAGCAGGCCCGAACAGTAATCGAGTCAGCCGAAGCGGACAAGCGTGGACTAACCGTAGACGACCAAGCAACAATCGAGCGTATTGAGAACGAAATTTCTCAGCGCGACGCAGCTATCGACACCGCAAAGAAAATGGAAGAGCGTGAAGCCCGCGCAGTAGACGCAGCCCGCAACTCTTTCATTCCTTCAAACGAAGTTCGTGGCGACGCAGATATCCTACGCGCAATCGCAAACGGAGAAATGCGTTCACACACATTCGCACCAGAGAAGAGAGCACTTGTTCCTTCCGACAACCTAGTTCCAAAATCTTTCTACGACGAAGTTTTCAGCGTGGCGAGATTGGCCGGTCCTATGCTTACCGTTTCTCAGGTAATCAATACCGCAGGTGGAGATACTCTAACAATCCCGACTCTAACCGGATATTCAACCGCAACAATCAAGAGCGCTGGTTCAGCTATCTCAGATTCCGAACCCGTTTTCTCAAATGTCCAGTTAAGCGCGTTTAAGTATTCCTTCCTAGTCCCCGTGGCAAACGAACTTCTAGCAGACTCTTCGCTGGATATTTCTGCGCTAATCGCGGAGCAGGCTGGAAACGCAATTGGTTTCGGAATCAACACCGGACTAACAACTGGAACCGGAACTGTAGAGCCAACTGGTATCTTCACAACCGGAGCTTCAGCGGTTACAGGTGGCACCGGAGTTTCAGGCGCACCTACCTACGAAAACCTAGTGGACTTGCTTTACACACTAGACGGACAGGCACGTTTGCTTCCGGGCGTCGGTTGGTTGATGAACAAGACTGGTCTTGCGGCAGTTCGCAAAATCAAGGACGGTTCTGGAGCGTTTATCTGGACAGCCGGAAATATCGCACAGGGTCAGCCAGATCAGCTACTCGGATATCCAGTATATGAGAACCCGGCCGTTAGTTCAGTCGGTACAGCGGCATTTTCAATCGGCGTAGGACACTTGCCGTCGCTGAAGACAAGAATTGCCGGCGGTGTACAGGTGGCTCAGTCAGCCGATTACGCTTTCGCAAATGATGTAACAACCTTCCGTGTAACTGCTCGCGTGGATTCAAAATTGACTCACGCCAGCCACTTCGTCAAATTTAAGGGCGGAGCAAGCTAAGCCAAAAGCATTAGCTAACAGACTGGAAAGGTCGCTGGACGGTAGGGTTTCGGCGGCCTTTCCTTTTGTCTTTTTTGGGTGATAATGTTTTTCTATGAAACCTATCAAATCTAAAAATCCCGCACGTGAGCAACTTCGCGGAAGTGTTAGCGTCTACAGTAA